GATGTCGCTAGAGGAGATTCTCAAGACTATTCTGCTTTTCATATTATAGATGTTGATGATTGTAAACAAATTGGTGAATTTAAAAGCCAAATTGGGACTAAAGAATATGGACATATGTTAGTTGCAATAGCAACTGAATATAATAATGCTTTATTAGTTATAGAAAATGCAAATATAGGCTGGAATACAATTCAAATTGTAATCGATAAAGGATACCAAAATTTATATTATTCCCCTAAGGGAGATGCCGGAACAAGTGCGGAAGCCTTTTTATCTAAAGGATATGATATAACAGATACTTCTAAAATGGTACCTGGTTTTACTATGAGTATGAAAACAAGACCTTTAACAATAGGAAAATTAGATGCATATTTAAGAGATAAATCTATTATAATTCAAGGAAAAAGAACAATGGAAGAAATGAGAACTTTCATATGGAAAAATGGGAGAGCAGAAGCACAAAGTGGATATAATGATGATCTAATAATGTCTTTAGCAACAGCATGTTATGTTAGAGACACAGCATTAAAATTTGCGCAACAAGGAATAGATTTAACAAATGCAGCATTAAAAAATTGGCATAATCATAATACTCCTATTTACACTAATAAAGGTAACAAAAAGCAAGCAGGATGGACTCAAGATTTAGGAGATAAAGGAGAACATGATTTAACTTGGCTTATTTAATATGTATTAAAAAACAACAAAATGGCAGATACTAGTTTATTTTCAAGATTACGAAGACTATTTTCAAGTGACGTTATAATTCGTAACGTAGGGGGAAAACAATTAAAGATTATGGATACAGGCAGGATCCAAAAATATGGAAACCTAGCCACAAATTCTCTTTATGATAGATTTACACGGTTACATAAACCTGTAGGATCATCTTTACAGTACAACCCAACACTTAATTACCAGTCAATGAGACTACAGCTTTATAGTGATTATGAAGCTATGGATCATGACCCCATTATTGCAGCAGCATTAGATATTATATCGGATGAAACTACTACTAGAAATGAGTATGGGGAAACATTAAATATAAATTCTTCAAATGAAAATGTAAGAAGAGTATTGCATAATTTATTTTATGATGTATTAAATATAGAATTTAATCTATCTACATGGATTAGAAATATGTGTAAATATGGAGATTTTTATTTAAAAATGGAAGTTTCTGAAAAATATGGAGTTTATAATGTTATACCTTTATCTGTTTATGAAGTAGTAAGAGAAGAAGGAACAGATCCAGAAAATCCTTCCTACACTAGATTTACACTTGATCCTAATGGTTTAGCTTCAGGAGCAGCAAATACTATTAGAAGAGACCAATTTACGTTAGAAAATTATGAAATAGCCCATTTTAGATTACTAACAGATTCAAATTATCTTCCTTATGGTCGTTCATATTTAGAACCTTCTCGTAAAGTATTTAAACAACTAATGTTAATGGAAGATGCTATGTTAATCCATAGAATAATGAGAGCTCCAGAAAAAAGAATATTTTATATTAATGTAGGTGCTATACCTCCTGAACAAGTAGAACAATTTATGCAAGAAACAGTTGCTAAAATGAAAAAAACACCATACATAGACCAAAATACAGGAGATTACAATCTTAAGTTTAATATGCAAAATATGACTGAAGATTTTTACATCCCTATTAGAGGTAATGATACTTCAACTAAAATAGACACTACTAAAGGTTTAGATTATGATGGAACAGGTGATATTGAGTATTTAAAGGCTAAAATGATGGCCGCCCTTAAAATACCAAAACCATACTTAGGTTATGAAGAAGGAGTAGAGGGAAAATCAACACTAGCAGGTATGGATGTTCGTTTTGCAAGAACTGTAGAACGTATTCAAAGAATTGTAGAATCTGAATTACAAAAAATAGCTTTAGTCCATTTATATTCACAAGGATTTGAAGATAAAGATTTAGTTGATTTTTCTCTTGAACTAACTACACCATCTATCATTTATGAACAAGAAAAAGTAGAACTTTATACATCAAAAACAGCAGTAGCTAAAGAAATGATGGATAATAATATTATGTCTAAAGACTGGGTTTATGAAAATATATATGGTTTATCACCTGATCAATATGAAGTTGAAAAAGAACTTATTCTTAAAGATGCAATGGATAAATTTAGACTTTCTCAAGTTGAAAATGAGGGTAATGATCCCGTAGAATCTGGAGAATCATATGGTACCCCACATGATTTAGCTTCATTATATGGTAATAAAAGAGACAAAGCAGTAGGCCCGGCTCAAGTCCCAACAGGATATGATGAAAAAGATCCAGGACGTCCAATAGAAAGACCTCAAAATTATGGATCTGACAAGGGAAATTTCAGTAGAGATCCTTTAGGTAAGCAAGGATTATCACCAAACAGTATAAAAACTTCTAAAGATAATAATAAAGTCTCAACATTTGAAGCAGCTAATCTAAAAAAATCACTACAAAAACTTAAAAATAAGAAACAAATTCTTAAAGAAATAGAAGAAAATGGACTATTATCCGAAAAAAACATTAAGCCTTAGAAATAAACATATATTTATATCCAGATAAATTGCAATTTAAATGAAATTAAAACACTCCAAGTATAGGAATACTGGAATTTTATTCGAACTCCTTACACGTCAACTAACTTCGGATACTATTGCGGGAAGGCAATCAAAAGCATTAACTTTGTTAAAGAAGTATTTTAATTCAAAATCAGAATTATTAAAGGAATATAAAATATATCATACTCTTGTTAATAAAAAATTCAAAAAAGAAAGTAATGCTACTATTTTAATAGATACTTTAATAGAAGCTTATAACAAGTTAAGTAAAACTAGATTAAGGAGAGAAAAATATAATTTAATTAAAGAAATAAAAAATAGTTATAATGTAAATAACTTTTTTAATTCTAAAATAAATAACTATAAAATAATGGCTTCTATTTTTAATCTTATAGAAAATAAAGAAGCTACTCCTCTTTCTATAGTAAATTCTAAAATTACTCTTTTAGAAAATATTGTTACTAAGTCTGAAAGTCCTAAACTTAAAAAAGATTCTATAATAGAAACTTTATCAAATACTGATAAAAATACTAGATTACTTACTTATAAAGTTATACTTGAAAAATTTAATGACAAATATAATAATCTAGCAGATAATCAAAAAATCTTATTAAAAGAATATGTTAATTGTGTAAGTAATAGTCCTGTTCTTAAATCATATATTAATGAAGAAATAAGAAATGTAAAAAGACAAATAACACAATATTCTAAAAAGATTAAAGATAAAGTAATAGCTATTAAATTAAATGAAACTAAAGATTTAATTAAGCCTCTTTGTAAAAAATCATCTGTACATGATGATAATGTTATTAATCTGTTAAATTATTATGAATTAGTAAACGAATTAAAAACAATCCATGGATAAAAAATTTGACATACACGAATGGCAAGCTAACCAAAGACAAAAACAATGGTTGAGAGAACAAGAAGACTTTACTCCTGATTTAGAGGATGATGAATTAAAGAGAAGAGCAATCCAACAAATGATGTCTACAGAAAAGGGACCACAAAAGGATGATTATAAATTAGTTAATAGTGTTTCAAATATAGCAGATGTATATTCATATGGTGAAATATTAGATGCATTAGAATCATTTTATACTAAAAATGATGAACAACAATCAGCTGAAATGGCAAGAAAGCATGCTAAAGAATTTAGAAATTTTTTAGATACTATGGATAAGTATGAGAAGAGGTATGGAGAAGATGAATATGATGCACTAACACCAACTTCTGACAATCCTGACCCTGAAGGTTATGGAGATGAAGAATTAGATGAACATCATGGAGATGAAAATTTTCCAAAACAATCAGCAGAAATGGAAAAATTCTTAACTAAGTTAAAAAGAGCAAATCCAAAAGTATACAATCAAGTAGAAGATATTATTAAAAGAAATTTTAAAAAACAAAATGAGGCAAGTGTAACAGGAGGAGGTACTTCATTCCAAGCGGGAGATGGTGAAGGATACATGACCCCTAAAGCTTTTAGGAAGAAAAATAAAAAACAATAATATGCTATTAACAGAATATAGACCATTTCAAGTAAATAAACAAATAGTAGAAGCTTCTATTAGAGATAATAAACCTTTAGTAGTATCAGGCATAATTCAACGTGCAGAAGCAAAAAATCAAAATGGTAGAATTTATCCAAAAGAAATTTTAATGAGAGAAATTCAAAATTATATTAATGGTCCTATTAAAGAAAATAGAGCATTAGGAGAGTTAGATCACCCTGAAAGTTCAGTAATTAATTTACAAAATGTATCACATAATATTAAAGAGGTTAAAGTTGAGGGCAATGATATATATGGGGTTGTTGAAGTATTATCTACCCCCGCAGGAAATATACTTAAAGAATTATTTAGAAATGGAATTACTGTTGGTATATCTTCTCGTGGAATGGGTTCTGTAAAAGAAAATATGGGAAATGACACAGTAGAGGTACAAGATGATTTTGAATTATTATGTTTTGATTTTGTTAGTACACCCTCAACTCATGGGGCTTATATGACCCCCACAGGTAGAGCATTACAAGAGGGTAAAACACAATTACCAAAATATAAATATACAAACGTAAATAATATAATTAGAGACATTATCTGTGACAATACAGGTGTATGTAAATGTTAAAGTCATGAACAATTAACTGTTCACAACTATAAAAAAAGCCGCAAAATATGTGGCTTTTCCACATTTCTATCATATGTATAGGCAATAATAAAGGTTACAAAAAAAATATAAACTCTATGAGAGATTAAAAAATTCAAAGTATAAGGTGGTTATGTCCAACTGCCTTTGTTTAATTAAAATTAGTATTAACGAAAAAAGAAATTATGAAAAAATTATTTTTAAGCTACAGCTTAGCTTTAGGACTGC